AGGTTTCCCTTCGGATCTCATAATTGTTGACCTGAAATTTGTACGATTCCAACGTAACTGTTGCTTCCATATTATTTGAGTTTCTGCCTACAGATCCATTTGCTCGGCGAATAGCTGCAGCTTCGCAGTTACTACCACCACGAGCCCGACAACTTGCCAAGGCACTATTTGCTATCCGAGCCCACTGTCGGGCTTGGGCAGGGGTTAACCCCTTCTTAAATCGCTTTGCGTCTTTTGCAGTCCAAGGCATAGTTAAAAGTATGGTCGACCCTCAGGATCATGCGGTATCGGTACAGCTATGCACCGACAATGCGGATGCTGTGGGATCATATTTTCAATTTCATCTATCTCATATCGCTTACCCTCAAATGCAGCACAGACTTCACACACGTTACCACCAGCTGTACTGTATTCTGCAATTACTGTGGCACCCATGGCCCTCCAGTTCTTATACTCCTGCATGTTGGCCATGTGGTGCGCCCGAATGATCTCTGTCCGAGCCAGCATATCAGCTCTACGTCTTGCCGGAATGAACCGGCCCAGTGTGTCTGTTATTCCAAGATCTCCCACACCGGCTCCATTTATAGTGGCCATCAGCTTCCGAGCCAGTATAGTCGGGTGGTCACCATCAACTAAACCCTGTGCCAAGACATGTGAGATCTGCATATCCATGGCTGAGGTAATACCTTTCAGCTGTTCAAAAGCCCGAGTAAATACAGCTCCAACAGCGTCAATGTGGAACGGTGCCGACAGGATGGACTCAATTCCTCCACTCGCCTCCACAGAAGGAACATTATATCCTACTCTTCTCATTTCAGCTCTGGCCCTGTGAACTCCACGTTTATAAGAGTCCAGTATATAAATATCCGTCCAAGCTTGTTCAAGTGATTCCCCCAACCGATGGAAGTAGCCAAGCTCGAGAAGGCCCCTATTTTCCTGTATCTTCAGCCAATTCAAGAACGCATCTACTTTCTGTTGCAGTCGGGGGAAATCAAATGCACGGTAAGCAGGTGACTGTGGTTCTGCCTGTGTCTGTAGATCTGATAATCCAAAACAATCCTGTGTCACTACAGCCTCCCTGATCACCTTCTCCAGCGCCCGGAATTTTCTCCGCATTACAGCGGCAAATGCGTTCCGAAGGGTTGTGGTCCTTGTAGGATCGTATGTAAATCGTTTATATGTTGTCAGTGTACCACACATCCTTTTTCACTGTCAAAGTACCGGTCGGATTTCCTTTTCCGTCCAATTCAATTAAACCATACCGCCTCAGTTCATAACCAAGAGCTTCCACATCCTTCTTATCTGGCATGATCTCAGCCTCGATGGATATGACATCATCAATAGGAACCTTCAAAGTGAGTCCCCTAACTTTCTTGGGATCCAAGCCAAGTGCCCTACACAAGCGGCTCCCATGTTCTCCTTGTCCACTAACTGCCATTATTTCTACTTACTGGTTGTCTTGCTGCTGCTCCGGTATCTCCACCATCCATGGCACCTGTACCAGTCCGTCCGGTGGATCCTCCACTCTCAGCAATGCGTTTCAATTCTTCCATGATCTCATCATCCGACATCTCGTCCAGCTCTTTAACCTCATCCGGGTTAAGTCCGAGGAACAGTTTATAAAAGGCCTTGGGTGCAATGAGTGATGTAGCCAATGGGTTCTGAGTGTATTCACGTACAGCTTGTGCGCGAGTTAATCCTACCTGGGCTTTATCCTTCTCGGAGGCAGCAAACAGGTCAGACCACTCAACTATATAACTGTCACTCTTCGGGAGAGCTCCATACTCCATACACTTCTCCACAAAGGGGCGAAGGATATTTACTTCTGCATGTTCCTCCCTGCGGGTCTGGACGTGAGAGTACCAACCCATAATATCTTGTGCAGATGATAGTTCACCACGTTCAGAACCAGTCAAGATCCTCTTTGGGATACCGGTCACAGCTGAGATCATCTGAATCTGGACATCCACATGGTTAGCGGGGTCTGCTACCTGCATGTCAAGTGTTTCCATTTCAACCCCCTCAATGGCAAGGATCCTACGGACATTATGTTCAAACTCATCAAACTGATCCTGTAGAGTTTCCTGTACATCAGGTGGTAGTGTATAATCATCTTTAACTCTGGCTTGGTATCCGGGACGGGCGCCTCTCCAGAACATCTCGGCAGATCCACCAACGAGCTTCTCCAAGTCCATGAGGCGATTATAAACTGATTCCAGTACTGGTATACCATATACTTCACTCTCCTGTAACTCTGTAGTTACATGTACGACCCGGGTGTAGTGGGCCTGTACTATTTGGGTAGTGGTTGATTCTGAAGACTCACTGTATTCAATGTCATACAGTGTAGGCAATCCATACCGAGGATTCTGTGGGTTCTTTTCGAACGTATTGATCCTGGCATGTGCCTGTCCGAGAGGCTTCACATAGAGAAGCTTCCGGTTCCCTTCAGTCTTCACTGGCTTTTTAAACCCATTCTTGTCTGCGATATCATCAAAGCCCATCAGCAGCGCTCCATATTTACCAATGGAGGACAGCTTATCCAACCGAACGAACTTATTCCGGAGATTCAGCTTCTTGACCAGCTCCAACCACGCCTTCTCAATTTCTGATTCCTCTTTACCGATCTCCTTTAAAAGGATCGGTCCCTTCCAAGTATACTGCACAGGACGATTGATGACGGCCTTGGCGATATCCTGCCGTGCATACCTGGTTGCATACTCCGAGTAATCAATCTCACCGATTGGATAACCGAGCGCCCTGTACACATTCCTGTCACCCCCGTACTGCTTTCCCATACGAGCGGCCAGAGTCATCCGGCCAACCAATGCAGAAAGCACTTGGATCTTCTGTTCCGTGGTGGGTTTCTTAATGCGTTCCATATCTTATTTGTTTGTATTTCCGTTAGCTTTTCGCCAATCAATCACTTGCTTACCAGTAATCAGAAAGGTTATAAATGGAAGGGCGAACATGAAATTCTGATTTCCTCCATTCATCTTATCAAGGTACACTGCGGCTCCCAGCACAAGAACCGCCACAAGCTTTGACCACGTTAGTTCTATCATAAATTTCATAACCACAGTGTTTAAATGGAAGGGGCAGAGGGTCTTCAATCCGATTGCCCCTTCCTGTCTAACTAAATCACCAAATCCTCCATCCGGGATTATTCTGGTTTTTTCACATCCAGCTTCAGGTACTGTAAGATCAACCTGACTACGGCTACATCAAAGATCCCATTAGCGATCAATCCTGCGCCAAGCCCATATACGAGTGTTTGTAACCAGGTAGCTTCAGCCAGTAAACCGAAGTTGATGAGATTTCCTATAAAGCAGAGCAGAATAGCGACAAGCCACGCCACTACCTGTTTAGCCCATGATACGGAAATCTTGAAGAGCTTGTTGACTAGTCCAGACAGGAACACAGTCACAGCGGCAAATCCCGCCAGTGTCCCAAACCAGACATCCATGTTGCCCAAGAGCTCCAGCCAGTCACCTGGCGGTTCCACATCCTGGGCGAGTACCGGTGCGAATATCAACACCAGCAACCCAATTAACATTAATACCCTTTTCATAAATAGATCTATTTTGGTTAATAATAAGGGGTTACGATTCAGTTGCTACATCGTAGCAGGGACATGCCTTCATCCACTCACCTGGGGAAATCACCCCATCTCCGTTCAGATCTACACTGAGATCTCGGTGTCCCACCTGTTTTATCCCCGGATACATATAATCCAGGTATTTCTTGAGATCCTTCATGGTCTTCCGCTGTGCGGGAGTCCTAGTGTCCTTAGGACTACCATCAACATGAAGTCCACCAATATAGCAGATCCCAATAGAGTTTCTGTTATAGCCTTTGGCATGAGCTCCAACCTCCCAAATCTCCCGACCGAACTCCACAGCACCATCCAACAAAACGACTATGTGATACCCAATCTTCCGGAATCCACGAGCTTTGTGCCATGCATCGATTGCCGCAGCATCAAAATGTTGTCCTTCTTTGGTAGCACTACAGTGCC